CCACCGTCTAGCCCCACCATGCCCAGCGGCAGGTTTTTAGCGGCACACTCGCGCTGAATGCGCCGCAGCAGCGCCTGCGCCAGCGCGTCTGGGTATTGGTCATTGGGCTCTGGGGTTTCCTGACCTGGCCAGGTGCAGCGTGCCAGCTGGTCAGTCAGCGCTGTCATGCGCATGCGCTCCAGCTCATCGTCAGACAGCACGGTGGCAGGCACGCGGATATAGCTGCGCACCGTGGCCAGGTCAGGAATGTCACCCATGGTCAGCTGACCCCTTACGGCGCTGCGGGCAGGGTGTAGCGCGTGAAAGCGTCAGGCGCCACATTCAGGAAGGCAGCAAACCCTGCATAGCCCACCAGCTGGCCCAGCACATCGGGCTCGCCCACCTGCATGAGCCCGTCCACATCCTCATACCATTCCGCGAGCCTGCTGGGGCCAGTAATCATGGTGCCGCTGGCGAAATGCTGGTCCACCACGAGCTGCAGCCCCTGGGGGTTTCCACCCTGGTTAGTCAGACTGAGCTGGGGGAATGCTGGGGTGCCATTGGCATTGAAAGTGCCACCCAGCTGGGCCCACACGTCAGGGCTGACCCACATGGTGTCAGGCAGCCCACCACCACTGGTCAGCGCGTCTGCAGCGCCCTCATACATGGCGCCGATAATGGCGTCACCAGTGGCATCAGGGATGACCACAGGCACGTTAGTGCTCACGCTGGCCACAAAGTCAGCGCAGGCAGCAGCGCAGGTGGTGACGGCGTAGACCACTGCGAAATCGTCAAAGACAATCTGCAGGATGCCGGGGCTGGTCCACTTAATGTCCTGACGCGAGATATTCAGGTGGCCTGCGTATGTCTTAGCCACCACGTCCAGCTCCAGCACAGTGAGTTTCTGGCTGGCAGTGAGTGTCTTTTCTGCAGCCTGCTCAGCCACAGCCACATGCTGGTCCACGTAGGGGCGCGAAAACTTGCCAGCGGGCAGTGCCTTACGGCTGATGCTGGTGATGAAAGGCCTGCTCCCATCAATCAGGTTGAGCACGGGCCCTAGCACTGGCTTGGGCACCAGGCCTGGGTTATCAGCCAGCAGCTGGTGCTGGGTGGCGCGCTCTAGCTTCTCCATAGCGTCAGGCGCCTTCATCACCATGGCCCTGTGGACTGTGACTGCGTAGTCACCAGCAGTGGGGAAGTCAGCCAGCAGGTCGTATGCCTCTGGCTGGGTGGGGCCACTGCGCACCACCTGGGGCGCTGTGCGCACCTTGCTGCGGATATCAGCCACCTGGGCAGCGTCATTTTCCATCTGCGCATAGCGGCTGATAGCGGGCTGCAGGTCAGTCAGGCGCTGCTGGTCCCTGTCCACCTGCTGCTGCTCAGTGTCCGTTACGTCTCTGTTTTCCTCTGCGGCGCGATTGACAATGGTGTCAATGCCAGCGCGCACCTGGTCGTATTCCTCATTTAGCCGGTCGAGATAGGCACCCATGGCCCAATCACCTTTGCGATAGCACGTTATCGCCAGGGTGGCCGCTGTGTTCTCAGGCAGATGCGGGGTGGCAGGTCACTGGCGCGCCTGGGTGGCCGCTATCAATACCCCACGCGGGGTGGCTGGTCACTTCTGGCGACGACGCTAGCCCCAGGTGGTCGCGGGGGTCAATAGCGCCCCGATAGGCGCACCAGGCCAGGCGCCTGCTGCCTTGGGGCCATAAAACAGGCCACTGGAGATATCCAAATACACAGCGCCATCAATGCCTAGCCCTGCAGCTGGCGCGCCTGCGCCTGCCAGGAAGGTGCCCGCACCAGAGACACCTGGGGGCCCCTGCGGGCCTGGGTCACCCTGCGGGCCTGGGTCACCCTGCGGGCCAGCCACAGAGCTGTCAGCGCCAGCGGGCCCAGCAGGACCAGCAGGACCAGCGGGCCCCTGGGGGCCAGCGGGCCCTGGGGTGCCACCAGCTGCAGGTGCTGCTGCTGCGCGCGGGGTGTCACGGCGCGGAACGCTCAGCGGCATGGGGTGCCCCTTCTGCGCCGTAGCCCAGCGCTTTCAGCGCGTCCAGTCGCGGGGTGGAGCTGCCCGCATTCACCACCACATGCTCACGCGCCACCAGCACCCCTGCCCCTGCATATTGGGGCACAGCCGTGGCAGCGACATGGGACAGCCCTCAGGCTTCCCTGGTCAGCACAGGCTGGCCTGCGACCACTTCCCTGCGGCTGCGATAGACACGCGCCGATACTGACCAGCCAGCCAGCTCACCAGCGCGCGCAGCTTCTGCCTGGGGGTGGTGCCTATCGATACGGAAGGAAGGCCACAGGCCTTGCGTGTCCTCATGGATAGCGACACAGCGCCCCAGGTATCGGTCACCTTCGTCCCCCTGGTGGCCCACCATCAGATTGACCCAGCGGCCACCCTTCTGCACATCACGCTGGAAGCATCCCTGCGCGAAAGTCTCACGGTAGAAGCTCAGCCCATCGTCAGACACCAGGCATTCAGTGTCATAAGGGACTGCTAGCCCGTACAGGGTCCAGCCATCCCCTGTGGTTTCCATGGGCGCAGCGGCACTGCGCTGAATCAGTAGCTCACTCATGGCACTGTCACTTCCACAGTCTCGACAGACACGACATGGCAGGGCACCACCTGGCCGCTGCCTGGTGGCCATTCCATTTCCCACCAGGCTTCCCAGGCAGGCACATGCAGCACGCCTGGCCCCAGCTCGAAATCATCAGCCATCTAGACCACTTCCGATGGGGTCAGCTCGGGCACGTTGGCTGGGGTGGTGCCCGCTTCTATGGCCAGGGTCAGGGGTGGGCGCCCCAGCACGGCGCGTGCCTCATCCACAGTCAGGATGCCTGCGCTGGTGTAGGTGTTCAGCACGTTGGCTGTGGTGGTCTGGTCTGCGCGCATGCGCCCCGACCAGTCGAAACGCACCACCGTGCCACGGGGCACTAGCCATTTGGTGAACGCAGCCGCTAGCGGGTCTGCATAGCGGCTGACGCTATCCCTGATGAAATCGATATCAGCGGTTTCCACGTTCTGGTACGTCATCGTGGTGCCAGGCAAACCCAGCTTGTAGGCAGGGATTCCCAGCATCATGGCGATGGCTTCGGCATTCCACTGCCGTGACTGCACCAGCTGATTCTGTTCTGCGTTGGACACCAGCGGGGTCAGGACATAGCCCATCGGCAGCACCACAGGTTCGCGCGTGTTGGCCACGGCGCGCCAGGCAGCTTTCAGGTCGTCTGCCTGGTCCTGGGTCAGCACGGTGGGGGATTGCAGAATCGCTGGGGGCAGGGCCCCACCCGCAAAGTAGCTGCCCGCGTGATACTCCGCAGCCACAGCGCCACCCAGCCACTCGCAATACTGCGCCAGGATGCCGCGCCCCAGGGGCTCACCACTGCGACTGCCGTAGTTCACATGCAGCAGGTCAGTGGGTGGGTAGCTCTGCCCATTGATGGTCAGCCAGTAGGCGCCTGTCTCGGGGTCAATCAGCAGCCACACCTGGTCTGCTGGCACAGGCACCACGAAGCGCGGCCAGGGGTCTGCCGCGTCGTCGCCATAGCCCAGGAACGCAACGTGATTGCCGTACAGAATCCCATCCTCTGCAGCACCCCAGCGATAATTCCAGGTGGTGACGGTGGGGTCAGGGTCGCTGACCACAGGGGGCTGGACAGCCTTCCTCTGGTACACCCCCAGGTCGCCATCCCAGGTGGCTGCATACCAGTCCGTGCTGGCCACTGCGTTGGCGATGAGCGCCACCCCGCGCCCAAAGGGGGGCAGCCCCATCGCCATGTGCTCTGTGGCTGGCAGCGGGCTGGTGGGGTAGTCGCCACCCATCAGAAATGTCCAGTCGCTGCGGCTGCGCAGGCCTGAGCCCGTGCCGCTGGCATAGCGCTGGCGCCGCATCGCTTTGGTTCGGTAGTCAGTAGGCATAGAAGGTCTGCCATCCTGCGTCGGGCCTGGCCACAGCTTGCACTGCCCAGGCTGCTGCTCTGCATAGGTCACTGCGCATGCCACGGTGGGGAACCTGCAGCCCACCCGCACCCGATGGCACCACCCGCACACTGCAGACCTGGCCAGTCAGCCCAGGGTCATCGGCATGGGCCAGCCGCGCCTGGGCCACCAGGGAACGCAGCAGGGGCAGGGCTGTGCGGGTGTCCACCGTCGTCTGCGGCAGGACAGTCACCCCTGGCATCCACTCGCGCACGCTGGCCGCGTCCAGGGTGGCGCCCACCAGCAGCTGGCAGTCTGTGCGCTCCCCCATCACCCAGCTGGCCCAGGCGTAAGCCTCGGGCCTGGTCGCATGCAAGCTGCCCCACACCAGCACGCGCCCATCAGTGAGCACGCTGGCAGCGGCACTGGCCGCGCCCAGCCCGTAGTAGTCCTCGACTGCCACCACCAGCGGCGCCCCAGCCTCAGGGGCAGCGCCCAGGTCGCCCAGCCGCGCCCACGCCTCTGCGTCCACCAGGGGCTCATCACGATGGGTGGACACCAGCTCACGAGCTGGCCACACGTTCAGGAATTGCGCGCGGAAGCTCTCCACAGGGTCATCCTCATCAGGGTCAGCGCTGACCCCTTTGTGGACCCTGGCCAGCCGCTGGGTCAGCAGCCGCTCACGCGCTTTGGACCAGTGCGGGCTGGCCTGGCGCCACGCATCCTGCGCGCCCAGGTCGTCGGTCGCAGCAGGCGCCGACCACTCCAGCAGCAGGCTGCCTGTGTCCTCACCCCACGCAGCCAGCATCGCGGCGCGGCGCAGCAGCACCAGCGGGGTGGCCAGCCTGTGCGCTGTGGAGAACATGACCAGCTGCCCATTCGGCTTCTCCACCAGGGTGGGCTCTAGCGCATCCTCCACAATCTCAGGCAGCACCCGCCACGCCTCATCCACCAGCGCCACATCAGCTGTGTAGCCATAGACAGACTGGCGCGCACGCACCAGCCAGCGGCCACCAGTCGGCGCCGCTATCTCAGTCTCCCCATTGGCTTCCCTGACCCGATAGCCATCGGTCTGCCGCGCCCAGATGCGCGCAGGGCCCTGAATCTCCCGGCACACCGGCAAGTCTTTCCCTGTGTGCAGCACCAGCGGGCACTCACCCAGGCGCCTGTCATGCATGCGCCACCCAGCCAGCGCGCGCAGCAGCACAGACTTCCCCACCTGGCGCGCCGTCGTCACCAGCGCATCAGCCCACACCAGCTGGCCATCGCTATCAAACTCTAAAAGCCTATAAAGGGCCAGCCGCTGCCACCAGCGCAGATGGATATCCCAGGTGGCCCGCGCCCAGAATTCCGCATCAGCGCCATAAGTGCCCACAGCACGCGGATTAGGGGGGCTCATCAGGCGCGGCCACGTCGCATTATCAGGAATAGTTAGCAACGGAGAAAGCCACGGGGCCATATCCCAGATAGCGTCTTTGTTATCAGGGGTAATAGGCTCGATAATCGGGTCAATATCAGGAATGCGCTGGATAATCGGATAACCCGCCGCATAATCCCGATTATCAAGGGGGTTTTCTCGGCCAGCTGATCC